GCTTGTTGCACAGGAGGAGCTTGTTGCGGCTGTTGCTGTGCGGCGGCTTGTTGTTGCGCGTAATATTGTTGCTGTGCGGCGGCTTGCTGATATTGTTGTGCGGCCACGGACAAGTCAGTCAAACGTTTTTGAGCCGCCAAAGTTGCATCTGGGTCTCCAATTTCAACTGCTTTTCTGTATTCTGCTTCAGCTTGTTGCTGTTCGACGTTCAAACGATTGCCATACTCAGTCATGTAACCATGATCTAGTGTTTGAACACGGTTGCGTAACTGTTCGCTCTCTGTTTGAACGGTTTGCGCGTAACGAATCGCCTCTTCTCGCTGACGTTCGGCTTCACGCATCTTTTTAGTTAGTCGATTAATTCTTTTCTTAACAGAGGCACTGTATTCCTCGTGTTCAGAATCGTCCTCTTCAACCGCAGGAGTTTCTTCTACAACTGTTTCAACCTCATTTTCTGTAGAGGTTGCTACTTCTTTTTCAGGAATCTCTACTTCGGTTTCGGGAGAATCAGATACATCTAACTCGTATTGAGTGTCTTCTTTTGCTTCAGCCATTTGCTTTCTCCTTAAAGGCTAAGAATGTCATCGGGGTCATCAATGACACCCAAAATCTCATCATCGTTGATGATGCGAACCTCACCACCTTCTATGCGGAATCTAGACCCCGCATATCGAGCAAAAATCACCCAATCTTTTGGCTGACACCATGCTCCTGTGGGAAATTTATCCTTGTCCTTGTAACAAAGCGGCCCTTGCTTAACGACATATCCAACAACAGTTTGAATTTGACCGTCTTCAAGTATTTTGTTGGGAACAATAATACCGCCGTCTGTTGTTTCTTTACCGCGATATGGAAGGATTAACATTCTCCAACCTGTAGGGTTGGGCATTCGTTCTAGTAGGGTTTTATCCATCCCGTCTGGGTCTAGAACTTTAGTTTTTGGCTCAGAATAAAGGTTTTTTACACCCTCTTTTGCCGCATCTAAATTAATAGCGGTTGACGTTTCAGTCATCTATTTGCTCCTGTTTGTCTAGCAGGCTACTGAGTTCCTGTGAAAAAAAGTCGAGGGTTTTCTTCATACCCATCAACTCACGATACTGCTCCATGTTGGTGACTTGATCATGCTGTAGCACGTCCAAAATCATTTCGCGGCGATCTTTGATCAACCGTTGCATGTACTGAGCCATTTGAAGGCCGTCCAAGACATATCCCCTTTATTACATATATACGCATTTTATAACAAGCGATATGCAATAAGGCAATTAGAAAACGCCCTTGAACCTCTGTTTCTTAATAACTATGGGACTGTAGCCTTTTACAAAGCCACCTCTATTCATGTTTTTTGCAACAGCCATACCACGCTTCTTTTCGTAGCCCGATAACTTACCGTCTTTATCTAAATCTGCTTTTTGTGGGTCAAATTTAGCCATAACTATGCACTCGTAAATCGACTGCCTCGAAGTGCCGCACCCATGCCGCGCTTCTTGCCAGTGGTAACCTTGCCTTCACCAATGCTTGGTGTCTTTTCTTCAGTCATAGTGCAATATGGAATTTTGCCCTGACCTTCAATGTCCGCCTCACGGCTAGGCTTTGGTGGCTCTTTCATAGGACCACCCATAATCTTTACTGAAGTCATTGTCGTCTCCCTTGTGCTTGTTGTTTCAACATTTCACGCTCTAGCGCGGCTTGTATTCTAGCCTGAGTTTGACGCTCTTGGCTTTCCAAACGTTGCTGGAACTCCTGACTCTTGTTCTGCATTCGTTGCTGATCCATCGCCAACTCTTGCTGATCCATCTGTAGTTCAGCCTGTTGACGCTGTGCATCCAACTGCAACTCCTGTTGCTTGAGTTCGACCAGAGGATCTGGTGCAGGCGGCTGTCCAGCACCGGACAACTGCATCTGAATTTGCTTCATGTTCTGCATTTCTTGAACTACCAGTTGCGCAACAAGCGCCTCCAGTTCTAGCTCAAGTTCAGGTGTAAGAGGCTGTCCACCTGTTTGTTGCATGAACTGAACTGCGGCCTGCTCCTGTGCCTTCATTCGAACATGTTCCAATACGTGCTTAACCAGCGCCTGTGTTGCCATTGGATTCTGCGCAACTGTTGGAGACATGCCAAAGATCAGGTGAGACATAATGTGCGCATCATGATTCTGACCGTCAAAGGCTTTCAAAACAGTGTCGCTGATAGCGTCGATGTTTTCTTGAGCAGGATCTTTAGGCTCTGGCTCATCAGAAGAAGGCGGCAACAAGATCTTTTCAATATCCCTAACACCCAAAGCTTCATACACACGACGGTAAGCTTCATGCAAGTCATGCATCTGAGGGGCTTGCATAGCGATTTCAAGCTGTGACTGAGCCAAAGCAATGCGCTGTGCTTGCGAGAAAATATTTGGATTAGAAACCGGTACAACGTCAACACGATCGTCGAAGTCAGCCGCCATAATAGTTTGGTCGCCACCTTCCACAGTAAACGGATATTCCTGCGGCAGATACTCTGACATGACTCTTGCAAGAATCTTGAACTCTTTTCGCATGGCATAGTGCAATCTCTTATGTACGGCGCTCATGACCCGCGAGCCTTGCTCTAACATAGCCACCGTTGTACCAACTGCGGCACCCTGATTACCGTCACCAACCTTCAAGTCAGTAATCGTGGCAAAGCGACGACCTGCATCAACAACAAAACCTAAAAGCTGAAAAAGTGTTTGGTCTGGTCCTTTAAACGGCAAAGGCATCAAGCTGTCACGAATGGCACCACCGGGCGCGTCTACATCACGAAACTCACCGGGCTGTAAAGGCTCTTCATCGTCCCTGATCCGTAGTCCGCGAGCTTTGAACCCTGCAGGTAAATTAGAGAACGTGCCCGCATCTACTAATTGACGCAATGCCGCTGTTGCCGTTCTAGACAAGCCACCAATCGTGTGAATAAGACCAAGGCCGTAGAAACCAAAACCCGGTAGGAACTTGTAATGCACGAAATACTGAATCTTGCGTTGCATTTCGTCTTCTTCGCGATAGTTGCGACGAACGGCCAAAACTTGACCATTGTCCTCGCTAATTGTGACGACATACGGGATTTTTATCCCCGTAGGTTCGCCATCTTCCCCCATGTCCTCGAATCCGGGTAGGTCCAGATCAACATGACACTCCAAAAGAGTGCAGTCATAGTCGATCATGCTTGGCTCTACGCCCTCAATCTTGTCCATTGTGTCCGTAACATCATCCTGACTAGTGCCTTGTGATGGCAAAATCTGTATGTCACGGTAAAAACCAGCTACTTGACGCTTACGAACATCGTTCAAAGGCATCTTTATAACCTGAGTGATGTTTGGACAGCTTTCTAAGTCCGAAGCGGAATAAGGAACAACCAAATCCTCGGCAGGGACAAACTTACTAACCGCACGGTCCAAAGTCTCATCGTAATACACTTTCTTGAAGGTAGAACCTGCCAGAGGCAAATAGAAAAGCATCTGGTCAAACTCAGGGGTGTAGTCTTCCATCACATCCGTGATGTAGTAATTCATGAACTCTTTTACACGTTCTGCTTGAGCTACCTTGTCTCGTGTAGCTTCACCCATGACGGCTGTCCTAACTGGACCAGAGGGTGGCAAAAGCTCATTAAACGCTTGCGCTTGAAATTGTGTAGCCGCTTCGGCCAGAAGAGGGTGAGTCACGCCCGTCGCGCCACGAAAAGGCATCGTCCGGTCTTCATAATTGTAACCTAGAAGATCCAGACCTTTAGAGTACGCATCTTCCCACTCAGAACGTGAGGAACGGTTAGCCTCGTATTCACTCAAAAGATCACTAGAAATAGACGAAAGTTCACGGTCATCCATTTCTTCTGCAAGATTTCTGTAAAAATTGTTTTCATCAACAATGATCATTGCAGAGGGATCAAAATCAACGACTACATTACCCTCCTCGTCGGTTTCTATCTCGACACCCTCTGATGTTTCCATCATTTTGGGTTCAAATGTACCCGGAGAAGCTATTTCAATGTCTAGCTCCATGCCTTCTTCAGTTACTTCGTCGGGTCTTGCGGTGCTATCCATTAAGGAGGATAACGGGGTCTTATCGTCACCGTTCGCCATCTAGTTCTCCCGGTTTACTTGATATACGGTATATACGATCCTACACCGCGTTTTACATCATCATAACCCCGAAACATGTCCTTGGCTATGGGAGCAAGACTTTGTACGCCACCGCCTTTGGCTTTTTTGGTAGGTATGTTGTACTCGGGATCTAACGGATAAAAATACTCTTCTGGTGAAAAATCTCCTCGAGCCAAAGGAACTAGTTCTTTTCCGGCTCCTTCTTTACCTTCAAATGTTCGTTGAACTGTTCGAGCTTCTACCTCTCCCGGAACACGCATATACATTTCACTTGCGCGTAAATTTTCTTGATATAAGGGCTGATATTCTGCATCCGCTTCTTTAAATCCTTTAACTAAAGGCTTTATCTCAGCGGCAACGCTGTACATCTTTTGAAGATTATTATCGAACTTATCGGCTAAAGTTCTTAGCTGGTCTAAAGCAAAGTAGGCTGGTATAACGTTTTTCTGCCCTTTTGTTCGTTGAGCGTAAAGTTTTTCAAACTCTTTCTTTAATTTTCGGCCCTCGTCTGAATACCGGCTTGTTGTCACTATTTTTTCTAAAAGTTCTGGATCAATTCTCAAGCTATCCAGTATTGCAAACTTGTTTGCTAAAGTTGTGGAGTGTTTTGCGCCTGCTTCTTTAGCAACATCACTAATACCTTTCACAAAAGTTTGTCTTCGTTTGTTGGCTTCCTTAAAAGCTTCTTCAAATTCATCTGTAGTAAAACGTTGTGTGCTATATCCCTGTAAAAACCCTTCTCTTTTTTGAACAGCGTGTTGCACTTCGTGCAACAAAGCCGACAAGCGGCTTTTTGCAATATTATCTTTAAGATCCTTAAAACCTCCCGGAATAAAGATGGTGTCTGTTACATCATCGTATGCCGCTACAGTGCCTTGCAGTTGATTTCCAAGAGGAAGCTGTTTGACCTTAACATCTTTTAAAGAGGGAACCTGATCAAACAAATCGTCAAATTTTAAAACGTCAGGTAACCGAACACTGTCGTCCTTGGAAACTCGTGTAGGTAGCTTTATATCATCTTTTGTTAAATCAGCTTTGGATGTGTCAATTTCCATGCGAAATTGACCATCTGAAGGGCTGTAATACCCTCTATATTTTTTTCCTTCTTGGGCATTCCACACCTCTTGTGCATCTTCAATACCCTCGCCTCGCAAAGAATCCACACGATCTCTGACGGCTTTAGCGCCTTTTGCACTCATGCCCACAAGAACCGCTTTAAGGGGCGCGGCCCCCGGTACGATATCCGTGGCATCCAAACCCGCCATGGCGTACTCAAACGCCGACGGATCTTCACCATAAGCCTTGCGCTCCAAAACTTGAGCAATGCCACCACCGGGAAGCAAAAACTCCAAAGGCAAACTACCTTTTTCTAACCCACGTTCAAGGGTACGGAAGATCTCCGCCGCTTTTGCCATTCTTGGAGAATCAGGGGCTTTTATGACCCCATACTTTTCAGCATCAGATTGTTCAGGTAGCGGAAGATCTAAAGGATCAACTACAGGTAAGTCTCTTTCCATCACTGCCTCTGCTTTGCTATCGGCATGATTCCTTGTTGCATTGTTCCGAGGGCCGTGGGCTGTGGTTGCTGGGCCATGCGCATGTTACGCATAAACGTCGCGTTTCGACGCTCTTGCATCTGAGACTCCGGGTCACGATATTCCATTAAAAATGATTCGATACCGTCTCCCGAACCGCGTTCGATGTTTACAGAGCCACCCATCGCAAGACCTATGATGCCTTTGGTTTCAGGATCATAGTAGTTCCCCAAAATAGTAGCCATCTGAGGGTTATCTAAACGCATAGCTCTTTCTTCTGGAGAAAGCGCCATGATCCCTTGCGCAAGCGTTCGTCTATTCGCATCTTGTAAAGACTCAATCTCTTCACGATCAGCTTTGAACTGATCTAACAGGCTTTGACGTTCTTCTCGGCTCAGGTTTGGTTCCTGTCCTCTAGTAGGGCCTCTTACGCTTAGTTGAAAGTTTCGTGTAATCGACTGACCTTGTTTAGTTAGCTCTTGCCCTTGCTTGGTGTAATTATCCAACAACTCTGCAAAAGTCAGCGGCGCAGGTTGCTCCGTCACCACAGGTTGTTTTCGATCAGGCGGTAAAGGTTTTGGCGGAGCTAATTCCACAGGTGGTGGCTCTGGCACCGGCATAGTAACAGGCGGCCCTATAACGGGTGGCAAAGGTTCTGGCCCTTGAGGCGGCTCTGGAACCGGCATGGTAGAAGGTGGTGGAACCGGTCCTCCCACAACAGGTAATGGCTGTTCAACAATCGGTGGTGGCGGCGGAACCGGCACAGGGGTTACAGGTGGTGGTGGCTCTACGGGTAGTGTAACAACCGGAGGTGGCGGAGGTGGCGGAGGTGGCGTAGGAGACACCGGAGGTGAAGGTTCTGGAACAATAGGCGCTATTGGAGCAGGTTCCGGTACAATTTGAACCGGTGGCGCTGGCGCGGGTAAAGGTTCTACGGGCGTCGGTGCCTCCGTTTCAAAAACCAAATTAGGAGTTTCACGAGGAGCCGGAACATTGAGCGTAGGGGCAGGCGTGGCGTAGGGATTAAGCGGAGCAAATTGTTGTGCAAATACAGCATCATACATATTTGGCTGTTCGGATGAAGACACCAATATATCATCGGTCGTAAACTGTCCTCGATCACCCGTAGGTGCCTGACCAAAAAAATTGATCGGCGGCGGTAGAGGCACTGGATCAACCTCTTCGCCTAAAAGACCACCCTGATCGCCCGTTTCAGAGCCGTCTTCTTCTCCTGTGCCGGGAAAAGCACCTGAACCGGGAACAGGATCACCATAATTAAAATTCCCTAAGCCAAAAGGGAGAAAAGGCGTTCGGCCTGCGCCACCGCCACCGCCACCTGTACCACCCCCAAGCTCCATAAACGTAAAAGGGTCTGAACCTAACATCCTTGCATTTGTTAAATCTGCCATAGAAAGTGGGGGGAGACCCATTCCAGCGCGGACTTCGTTGATTTGTTCTAGACTTTGAAACTCTGCCATAGCGTTTATCCGTAATATGCCTGTGGTAACAACGCACCACCCTCATCTCGCCAATCATCGGTGGGCAATTGCACAAAATTACCTTGTCGATACCGCATTAGCGCCTGCGTCGTACTATCTACCAAGTCATCATGCTCTCCGTTCGGAAAAGCCGCACACTCCTCAATAACTTCATGTGCCCACACCTTATCCGGTGCCCATATCAAACCTGATTCAAATAGCGGCGAAACACTATGCACACGGGACAACTTATCTTTCCCACGTGATGGCGTAAAGTTTACCACGGGTATGCCCATATTCCGTAATTCGTGAGTCAACGGCAAGCCACTTGCCTTCGCCTCAATAATTACCGTCTCAGGCTCCCAAAAGTTGTATTGATCATACGCCACACTCTTGAGTTCCGGGAAATCCCAACGCCCTTTCTGTGAATCTAACAAAATAAGGTTGGCAGGCCCACCCTCTTCAGGATAAAAAACACCCCACGTCGTTATCGCACTGTAGTCCGCCT